TATACGAAAGGCTTATAAATCAATGGTTTTTAATGAAGTAAATAAAAAAGATTTTATATTAGATATTCTTGTGGCTTGTGAAGAGTCACAAGAAGTATGCAAAGCATTTAGAGAAAAAGGTCATAATGCTTTTAGTTGTGACATAATGGAATGCTCTGGAAATCACCCGGAGTGGCATATAAAAGATAACGTACTTCCGTTATTAAACGGAAACTGTAGCTTTAAAACAATGGACGGAAAAGAACATAATATTGATGGTAAATGGGATATGATTCTCGCATTCCCACCTTGCACGCATTTAGCTGTAAGTGGTGCAAAGCATTTTGAGAAGAAAAGAGCAGATGGAAGACAGCGAGATGGTATTGAATTCTTCTGCCAGTTTCTAACTGCTGATTGTGACAAAATTTCCATTGAAAATCCAATTGGGATAATCAGTGGAGATTACATAAAAAAGTGGTTTCCAGATTTAGCACAAAAATATGGTTTACCAATAAAACCTACACAAATAATTCAGCCGTATGAATTTGGACATCACACGAAAAAATCAACTTGTCTTTGGCTTAAAGGATTGCAAAAATTGACACCAACAAACATAGTTGAACCGAAAATAATTACATATAAAGGTGGAGCTAAATTTGGTGCAGGAATTGGACAAGTATTTGATGAGAATGGAAAAGCAATTCCATTTCACGATCCAAGAACTGCTAAAGCAAGAAGTAAAACATTCTCAGGTGTAGCAAAAGCAATGGCAGACACATGGGGATAACAAGCGGTAATAAATGATACAAACAAAATTGTTTTTTCATTTACTTATGAAACTTGTAAACAGCTAATATAGGTAATTTCAGAATTATTGGATTGCTTTATGGTTGATATACATAACAATCGTATGTTCTGAAATTACTTACTATAGCCTATTTGAAAGGATGTATAAATTGGAAAATATGGATAAAAAAACAATTCCAAATTGGGAATTGGTAAACTTTTGTGAAATTGATAAATTTGCTGCTCAATCATATTGTGCTGTGCATGAAGTTGATGCAGATAAAAATATCGGGGATATTACAAAAATTGATGAAAGCAAAATGCAACCGTTTACTATGATTTGTGGTGGATCACCTTGTCAAGATTTCAGTGTTGCCGGGAAACAGAAAGGCAGCATGTGGCAATGTGCAGATTGTGGGCATGAATATAATCCACTTACAGTACATTTTTCAAGAAGAAATAAATGCCCGAAATGTAGTAGTGAAAATCTTGACAAGACACGTTCATCATTACTTGTGGAATGGTTAAGAGTTGTAAGAGCAAACAAGCCGTTGTGGGGAGTATACGAAAATGTAAAAAATATTGTTGGAAAATCATTCAAGGAAACATTCGATATGTTTATCGAAGAACTGCATGAATACGGATATAACACATATTATAAAGTTTTGAATGCAAAAGATTTTGGAATCCCTCAGAATAGAGAAAGACTTTATCTGATTATCGTAAACAAAGATATTGATAACGGGAAATTTGAATTTCCAGAAGGTTTTGAAAGCAATACAGTCATGTACGATATTTTGGAAGATGAAGAAAATGTAGATACAAAATACTATGTAGATTCAGCCAAAGAGAAAGAAGCATTACAAGAAATGATTGACTCTGGTAAACTCCGTAAAGACTATTCAAACACTGTAAGATGGGGGGGCAGAGGCTCACTAGACAGACATCAGTGGGATCTTATTCAGATACCAGGCAAGGAGCAATCATAAGTAAATGCGGAAAATGTGTAGATAAATTTACGGACTGTGCCAATACATTACTTGCAAGAGACTATAAGGGTTTCGGCAATCAAGGAATGAATGGTGTGATTTCAATTAAACAACCAGGAAAGGAATAATAATGGAACGATATATTTGTGAAAGACGATGTGATGAAGGGTTGAGATCTTTCAAGGGGGGGCTTTGTGGAACAATTCGTACAATCAATGCAGGAGGAGATAAAAGAGTGATTATTGAGAATAAAAACAATGTGAGTACCGATGATTATGCAATTAGAAGACTGACACCAAGAGAATGTTGGAGATTGATGGATTTTTCCGACAGTGACTTCGACAAAGCAAAAGCTATTGGAATGAGTGATACACAGTTATATAAACAGGCTGGTAATTCAATTTGTGTGGGAGTTCTGTATCATATTTATAAAAATCTATACAATGCTATGCCGTATTTATTTGATGACTTAAAAGTTAGCAGCTTCTTTTCAGGTATTGGAGCTTTTGAGAAAGGGTTAGATAGATTGTATGCAGAAATCAATTGATAATCAACCAAAAATAAAAGTATTAGGACGATTAAATATTAAGGGGCTTGACATAATAAAGAGAGTTTATTCTGCAGAAGGATTAGCACCTACTCTTTCAACGATGATGGGGGGGGGCAAAGACAACCGAAAGTAATCGTCAGGAGAAACCATGAGTGATATGAAGCCGAGGTTAGTAGGTGGTTTTGGTGAAATTAACTTCGGCAAACAATATCGCCAGGGAAATAGAATCTATGATGCTGATGCAATTGCAGTATGCTTAACGGCACAGCCATTAGGTAATATGGGAGGCTACAGTAGCTTATATGTTGTCAGAAGAAAGAAAAGTAAAAAAGATAGGGAACGTATCAACGAAAAATAGTCAAGCTGGTACGGTATATTCGCCGGGGGGGGTGTTCACCTACGATATGTGCTGGCACACATGGATATGCCATTGGATATATTGTAATTAAGAATTTTCCTTCTGGTCGAAATAATAGGAGAAAATAAATGACATATGGATTTATCTGCCCTAATTGTGGGCGAAAAGAAAATATTACAATGCCGATCACTCAATACACATCAGAAGGTCATTTATGCCCAGAGTGTAATACAGAAATGCAGAGAGATGTTTCAACTATGGGATGTATGAGTATTGATAAGACCGGCGATTTTTACCGGCGTGTAAATTAGAAAAGTGAAATAGGAGGACTGGCAAAATGTACGACAAAAGTAAACGGAGAAAAAGAAGACACAACACTAGAAGATGTAAAAGAAAATTGAAGAAAATGTATAACAATGGATATGGAGCTGTGTGTGAATTCGATGAAGATAGCAGAGGTCGTACAGTTGCCACACCATATTATTGCCGGTGCTATAGAAGCAAAATGTCTTCATACTGCAAGAAACTCACAAATCGAAAAGTAAGGCGTTATAAAGGTGAAATTCATAAGGGTGGTAATTACAGAAGAGTGTTCGATATGTGGTGGGAATTAGATTAGGAGGTTAAAATGGAAGTTCGTGAATTTTTGGAATCATTAGGTATGGATCTGAAGAAACCAATTGCACAAGACATTTATGATGGGCAAGGAATAATACTTGGTGAATATGAAAGGTTTTTAGAATCGCAAACATCAATGGCTGCTGCAATGAGTTTAGCTGAAGTGTATGCAAATTGCAATAATGCTTATGATGAAATGAATAACGATAGGAAAATTAAGTTGCTTAAAAAGAGCATTAAGCATTGTAGAAATCCACTTGAAAAGAAAGGGTTGGAAAAACAGTTAAATAAAGCATACAAAGAAAGGAAAAAGCAAAAACATGAAAAATAATAAAGCAATAGAATTGACAATAACACCTAATTATGTTTCTGACTGGGATTTCTGTGATGCCGTAAGAGAACTTATCCAGAATGGAATTGACCAGGAAACTCTTGATTCAGAAAATGCGTTTGATATTTCATATGATGAGGAAGAAAAGACATTACAGTTATGTAGTCCGAAATCATCTCTTGAAATCAATACATTACTACTTGGTTGCAGCACAAAGACAGATAATTCAGATACAGTCGGTCAGTTTGGAGAGGGTTATAAAATCGCAGCCCTTGTGTTAAACAGAATCGGCAAAACATTCACCGTATACAACAACAGTAAAAACGAAATCTGGATATCTAGTTTTGAGAAATCAAAGGTATTTGGAGAGCTGGTACTGACATTCAAAATCTTCGACAATATTACAGAAAATGAAGGACTTATCATTGAAATTGAGAATGTTGAGTCTGAGGAATACAAAGAACTTTTCAATGTTTGGTTAGATATGCCGGGGAGCGAACAGCACGAAAAGATTGAAACAACATATGGGTGGATATTTACAGATAAAGATATGCAAGGAAAAGTATTTGTAAATGGACTTGCAATTGAGAGCAAAAGCGATAAGCACTTTGGCTATAATTTTAAGCCGAAATATATTACCCTTGAACGTGATCGCAAGAGCTGCAACAGTTGGGATATGAGTAGAGTTACGGCTGACATGATTTGCGAAGCTCTTAATTCCGGCACACTCAATATTAAAGAGGTTATTAAGATTGCGAAAGAAGGAAGATTCTCTGATATAAATAATCTTCAGTATAAAACATGGGACAGCAATGTTCAGAAAATCGGGCAAATGTTTGTTGATGAATTTGATGAAGAATACAGCGATGCAATTCCAGTAAGTTGCCAGTCTGATTTTGACCATGTAAAAGAAATGGGTGGAAAACCTGTTATCGTGCCATATGAAATCGCTCAGATTGTGTCTGATATCACGAAAGAGCGAATTGATAAACTGGCAGAAAACATATGGGGCAGTGGATTCACAACAAAAGAAAAACTGCAGCAGTGGCGTGATTTTTATAAAGACGAAATTTCCGAAGAAGCTATAAGACATTTCAACCAGATCATCGAAGAATTAAATTAGGAGGAACTATGGAACTTACACCTGAACTGAAACGCCGATTTTGCAAAAATTGTAATATTCCAATCTCAATTTTTGTAGAGCCATTTTTCACGGATCGTATCAAATTATTCTCTATGTATTATGACACGATAGAAGAATTGCAGAAATTCGTGAAATCAATTGAACCGTATGATTGTGAACAGGATTATTATGAGCATTACAATAAGACAAAAGATGCAGCTATCAATTTTATCAAAGGTACAGAAGGATATGAAAAATTCAACAACATGGATATGAAAGAAATTTCAAAAGCTATCTCAGAAATTCACATTCCTTCATCTGATATCTATAAACCGACAAACGATGGAAAAAGATTTATCAGTATTGATATGAAGAAAGCAAATTTCCATTCGTTGAAAGCATTTGCACCAGATATTTTTGATAATGCCGATACTTGGGAAGACTTTATGCGGAAGTTTACCGATGATAAGCATATTATCGGAAGTAAATATGTGAGACAAGTGATTCTTGGAAATTGCAACCCAAAACGGCACATTACATATGAAAAGTATTTGATGCATTTTATCATTCTTTATTTGGCTGAAATTGTTTCGCCGGAAGATATCATATGCTTTTCAAATGATGAAGTTGTTATTAAAACAGACAATAATAAAAAATATGATATAAATGAAATTGAAGAATGCGTGAAAAATTCATACTTTGGGCAGCATATTCCATTCAAAGTGGAAGAATTTAAGCTGGATTATCTGGGAGAAGGTATTGGATATATCAAACGATATGATAACGGAAAGTTTAAATTGAAATGTGTTGACAACGATTATTTTCCGATGATTCTGAGATTGGTGCAGTCCGGCTATGTAATGCTCAATGATTTGTTCTTTGTACATAAAGGCGCATTGGCAAGATTTAATGATGTACCTAAAAATATTCGGGAAGTGTTCAATTACGATAAAGGTGCAATTGTGGAATGGTAATGGAGGAAAATTGAATGACGAAAGAAGAGATGAAAGAGCATCTGATGTCAACAGGATTATACGAAAATACAGACACAGATATGTTTTATGAAGAAAGAATGATGTCATCAGACGAATCAGTTTCGATAAAAGATCTTACAGCAAGATTTATTGGTGTTGATAAAGAATTTGATGGAAAACCGTGGAATATCATGCAGATTTTAACGAATATCCGCATGGTAGATAGTAGAAGTGCAGAGAATGGAAAATTAGAAAAACTCTTAAAATGGATTACAAAGGAAGAAGAACAGAGAACAGAATTTGCATCAAAGTGTTTTGAAAAGAACAATGCTTTAGGTATGCATATTCATAATGCGGAGGCATCAGAGTGTACAAAAATCCGTTGGACAATCGAAGATATTTTGAATAGTGAAAGAAGTGATAAAATGGGATTCAATGAAGCGTATGTACTGATGAAACGTGGTGCGAAAATCAAACGCCCAGACTGGACAGGCTATTGGTATTGGTCTGAAGAATATCAGACTATCATGATTCATTGTAAGGACGGTCAAGAGCTGGATATCAGGAGTACAGAAAATGTAGGATTCACAATGGATAATATCTGCCAGAATGATTGGATTGAGGTGAAATAGATGGAACAGAAATGTGAAAACTGTAGATTCTTTTGTAAGCTCAATCTATTTGCAAGATATGTCGGGACAGTAGGTGGTATAGGATGTGTGTCTGGTTGGAGAGTAGAAAAAATGCATTCAAAATTTCAAGAGTCATGCGGATGTAATGTATTTAATGTACTTCTAACAGATAGTGGCATAGTCAATGAGACACTACCACATGATGTATGTGAACTCTTTAAGCCAAAAGAAACGGAGGAACATGATTATGTCAAGAAATAAATATCCTGGATATTGCTATTGCTGCGGAGAATATGTAAAGCCGGGATTTGGGCATTATGAAAAGACACGGGGTAAAAACATGTATCGACAATATGGAAAGTGGCGTATTAAATGTGTGAAATGCGCAAGCGGAAGAATTGTACACGATACAGATAAAGAAGTATTACGCGTACAAAACGGGTAAATTAAAAACTGGTTTTATTCTTTTGGCGGTTTCTTCCCATGTTTCAAAATTAAAATCAGTATAATCGGGGCAATTTGAGTGTTTCTTAAAGGTAACAGATAAATCATCAGCAATCATTACCTTATATAAATACTTCAAGTTGCCCTTTTTATCATATGCTTTTACAATTGAATTATCTAACCAAAAAGTACCAGGATATATTTCATAATCAAAACCGTTTTCTTTCCACATTTTTATTAAATCTTCATATATAGGTTGCATATTTTCCTCCAATAAAACCAGTTTTTCAAAAGAAGGAACAGGAAAGCATCAAACTTATAAATGAGACAATAGAGAAGTATAATGGGTATATTCCATATGTGCTGCAATCAACTGGAAAAGATAGTATTGTGACTGAACATTTGTGTAGATTAAGCAATCACACAGTCAAAACAGTTTTCAATAATACCACCTTAGATTGTGCAGATACATATAAGATTGTCAATAAGCATAAAAATGACTGGATTATCACAACACCGCCGGAAGGATTCTATCAATATGTAGAGCGTGAAAACTTTATTCCTACCAGATTTAGTAGAGCATGTTGCTCACTATTTAAAGAAGGTAATCATATAAATCATTTTGACGATGTAGAAAAAGCTATATGGATTATGGGTGTAAGAAATGATGAAAGTAATGCAAGATCCAGTAGACAAGATATTGAACATAATCCTAAATGGGGAGATAGAAAATGGATCGGGTTACTTCCTATTAGAAAGTGGACTGAATTGGAAATATGGTGCTATATCATTTTAAATAATCTTGAAGTAAATCCCAAATATAAAAAAGGATATAAAAGAGTAGGCTGCGCAATAGCATGTCCGTATAGCGGTAAATCAACATGGTATCTTGATAAACATTTCTATCCCAAAATGTATGATCGTTGGCATCGGATTCTTACAAAAGATTTCATTGAACATGGGAAATGGTGTACCCTGAATTGTACACTAAAAGAATATCAATACTATTGGAATGGTGGAGTGGTAAGAGAACAACCAACAAAAGAAGTAATCGAAGAATTTATGCAATACAAAGGCATCGACAGTTACGAAATTGCTGAAAAATACTTCAATAAGAAATGTATATGTTGTGGCAAAAATATAAGAAACAAAGATACAATAGCCATGAATCTAAAAATGCATGGGCGAAATATAACTCGGTTTATGTGCAAAAAATGTTTGATAAAAGAACTTCATATTGATGCGAAAAAATGGAACGAATACATAAGACAGTTTAAATCTCAAGGGTGTTCTCTATTTTAAATAAAAATGGGCGCAATGCCCATTTTTATATATAAATTTCTAAAATATTTCTAAAATGACTTGACAACCACCAGAAAAAGTATATAATAAAAATATAAACAAACAATAATAAATGAAAGGAATAAACATGATAAGAATTGAAAGCAATAAAACACTTCTTACTGATAAAGAGCTTACAGATATCAAGAAAAGTTCATACGATCAAGGTGTCATTGATGGAGTGAAGTTAGGTACTGGTGCTGTATTGAAAAACATAAATGCACTGAATCCAGAAGACATCGAGGATTTCAACAAAAGGAAGAAAGAAATAATCGACTTCTGTTTGAATGTAATAGCGGTCGAAAGAAAAGGAGCGAAACAGAAAATTGGAAAGAATGGCAATAACTAAACATGCAATGACTCGCTATGCCGAAAGAATTGCCGGAAGAGATGAGTTAATTGACATCAATATTTACATAGCTCAAAATGAGGACAAAATTATTGATGACATTAACAAGATGTGCGAACACTCAGAACTGATTTACACGGGAAAAGTTGGAAACCGTGACAATAACCCAGTTAATGTATACTTATCAGGAACATGGATTATTTTGACTGACTTAACAGAGTCAAAGGTTATTACTCTGTATAAAGTAGAATTGTATGTTGGTGAAGAATTCAACAAACAGTTCATTCAGAAGAATCTTGATAAGCTGGCAGAAGACAAGAAAATTCTGGAAGCCAAACGTGCAGAAATCGCAGAGGAAAAATCTGCATATCAAGAAATCATTAAAAGCAATGAGGATCTGATTAACGAATATCGTGGCACAATCAAAATGCTTGAAAGAAATAACGCAGACTACAAGGATGCCATTGAAAGCATGGATGCAAGGTGTTCAAAAGCGGAACTTGCGGTTAAACGGGATATTGAAGCTCTCGTAATGAGAAGAGAGTTTTAAAATTTGTTATAATCAAGCAATAATAAATGGAAGGAAATGCAATGTATAAGCAAGTAATTGTAGTAAATAAGAGTTTAAACATGAGTCCCGGAAAACTGGGAGCTATGGTAGCACACGGAGCTACCTCGTTCTTTTGCGAGTGGTTCAAGAGAAATGTTGCCACTTCAAATGAAACCTATAATGACTACTCAATCAATCCAAATGCAAGAGTTGATAAGGAACTTTTTGCTCAGTGGATTAGTGGTAGTTTTACTAAGATTGTGCTTGAAGTAGAAGATCATGCAGCAATGAAGACGATCATTGAAAAGGCACATGAATATGGAATGGTCAACAGACAGGATTTCTTCAATATTGTAGATGAATCAACAGAATTTCTTGATATTCCACAGTGGGCGGTAATCGCATTTAAACCTATGGAAGCAGAAAAGATTGATTCGATTACAGGAGAGTTAAGTCTGTATTCAAAAGATTTACCAAATATCAAGGAAGTGCTTGGAAAGCAGTTTGAGAATTTCTTCTTAATCACAAAGCACGATATGACAAACTGGGAAGATACTCATAATTTTTGGTTCTTTTTAGTGAGAGATAAGTCAGAAATTCCGGCGTTGAACAATAAATACAGATGGGTAAACTTATCAACGGGAACAATCTTAGCAAAGCCATTTACAACAAAAGAAGAGGCAATTACATGGGCAGCGCAAAATAGAGACTGGGAAATTGAAAGTGTTGGTGAAAAGTTCTGTGAAATTAAGTGAAATAGATGACTGTAGCATATTTCCCTCGCTTAAGGAATTAAAAATATTGACCGGGATAATGTCTAAC